TTCATTACTATTTTACGGCGTTGCTTATTGGCGCGTTACAAGTTTGTATGCAGATGATGGACGTCCTAGCGGTTTTGAGTGGGTAGCTAATACTCGCGTAACAGTAACAACAGATGAGACAGGCGAGGCCGTAAAGTATTACAGCGTTAACGGCGCCCGCGCTCCTATGTCGGGTATTGGTTCACTTGTTACTTTTCAGTCTTTGTTACCTGGAGTACTAGAGACAGGCGCTCGTACAATTCAAGCTGCTATAGATATTGAAAAAGCAGCAAGTGTTGCAGCTGCTACACCGATGGCTACCTCTGTAATTAAAAATTCCGGGGCTGACCTTCCTGAGGCACAAGTTAGCGGAATCCTAGCCGCTTGGAAGGCCGCGAGAAGTAGCAGGTCAACGGCCTATCTCACTAGCACTCTCGATGTGCAGAATATTGGCTTTAGTCCTAAAGATATGATGTACAACGAGGCTAGCCAATACTTAGCCACACAGGTAGCGCGTTTAATGAACGTCCCCGCATATTACATAAGCGCGGATATGAATAATTCAATGACTTACCAAAATATCTTAGATGGCCGTAAAGAGTTTGTTGCATATTCGCTACAGCCGTTTATTAGCGCTATTGAAAATCGCTTATCTATGGATGATATTACTGCACACGGTAACGTAGTGCGCTTTGCCCTAGATGAGACTTTCCTACGTGCCGATACTGCAGCTCGTTTAGATGCAATAGAGAAAATGCTTAATCTAGGTTTAATAGATTTACAAACTGCTCAGAGTATGGAACAACTAAGCCCAATGGGCCTTAATGGAGGGAACGGCACTAATGATATTAACGTTTAGTGGAGTAGTACAAGCTGTAGATAGTGGAGAGCGCCGCATTATCGCTGGCAAAATTGCTCCTTATGGCGAAGTCGGGAACACAAGTGCAGGCCGCGTTGTGTTTGCCCCTAATTCAATTAGCGCAGAAAATCCTAATAAAATTAAACTTTTAATGTCTCACGATAATACAAAGCCTGTAGGACGTATGAAAAGTATTAACAGTACAAGCGATGGTTTATACGCGAGCTTTAAGATTAGCTCAAGTATGCCGGGTGACACGGCAATTTTGCTAGCCCAGGAACAGTTAATGGACGGCCTATCCGTTGGTGTGGAAGTTACCGCATCAGAGCCTAAAGATAACTACCTCCTGGTCACCGCTGCTACCTTACGCGAGGTATCACTTGTAGAGAGCGCCGCATTTTCTAGCGCTGCGGTGCAAAGTATTGCAGCAGCTGTAGGCGATATGCCAGTAACGCCAGTAGAAGCAGCATCAACTAAAGTTACAACAACTAACACAGTAATAAACTCAACAACAACCGAAACCGAAACCGAAACAGAAAGCGAGGCCGCTGTGACTACAGCCCCCGAAGAAAACGCACCTGAGGCAACAGATGCCTTAGAGCAGGCTGCACCTACAGTAGAGGCAGCTCGTAAAATCATTATGCCAAGTGCATTAAACTCACAAAGAGTACGCCACGATATTACGTCTATGGGCGCGTACACAGCACGTAAAGTAAAAGCATCACTAGGCGATGAAGAATCACGCCTTTTCGTTACTGCAGCCGATGATTTCTCCTCTGCAGGTTTAGGCTTTACACCTACTCAATATCTACAGTCAATCGTATCTACACAGGGTAATTTTGGCCGTCCAGCTTTTGAGTGCGTTGACCGCCAAACCGTGCCAGCTAGCGGTATGACTATTAACCGTCCTAAGTTTACAACTTACCCAACGGTAACAGTTGAAGCTGAAGGTGGAGCAGTATCTAATACCGATGCTGTCTCAGAATATTTGACTTCAAGTATTTCTAAGTATAGTGGTATGCAGACGCTCTCGATTGAGCTACTTGAGAGGTCTGACCCTGGCTTTTATGATGCCATTACTAACGAGTTAACAAATAACTATCTCAAGGTAACCGATGCTGCAGTAATTGCAGCTCTTACAGCTGGCGGTACACAAGCTACAGCTGTAGCAGCTACATCAGCTGGCATCATTTCATACATCTCAACAGAGGCACCACTTGCTTACACAAACTCAAGCTATTTTGCTAAGAATTACCTAGCAGGAAGCTCACAATGGAGCTTGCTACTTGGGGCTACAGATTCAACTGGGCGCCCAATTTATTCAGCGGCTAACCCAATGAATAACGGCGGCAACGCTGCGACTACTAGCGCTAAGGGTAACGTTATGGGCTTAGACCTATTTGTTGACCGTAACGTTGTATCAACAACTATTGACGAGTCAGCGTTTATTATTGCGCCTGAAGCGTTTACAGTTTTTGAGTCACCAACTGCTTATATGTCAGTTAACGTTGTATCTAATCTTCAGGTACAAATCGCTATCTACGGTTATATGGCCACTATGGTTAATATTGCCGGTGGTATCCGCCGCTTTAACCTCACATAATAAAAACCCACTAATAGTTTGGTAGGTCTCTTAGCCCTTTGAGACCTACCAAACCTAAGTAAGTAAGGAGTATAAAAATGGCCGCTACATATTGCACCGCTGCGACATTAAAGGCATCTTTGGGTGTCGGTACTCTTTATGATTCTTATACCTGGATAGAGGATACGTGCCAAGCCGCACAAGATTTAATTAACGGCTTTTTGTGGTTTGATAGTGCGCCAGTAGTAGGTACTGCGTTAGTAAATAATGTTGCTACGGTGATGGTGGCTAACCCAGGCATCTTTACTGTTGGCGAGTCCGTTACGGTTGCCGGGGCAGGTTCAACCTTTAACGGTACTTATACAATCACAGGCACGATTCCTTTTAGCACAGGTACGGCTAATCTTTTGCCTGCATTTAATATGCAGCTTAATTACTGGCAATTCCCACAGGGTTACAGTTTTATCCAATATGCAAAAGTAGCGGCTGACCAAAACTTTAGGCGCGTATTGCCTTATGGCACTATGACAGGTGACGATACAAAAACCGCTACCTATGCCAACACCCCAGCTATTAACGCTGCAGCTTTAATGCTAGCTGAGAATATCTGGACTTCACGGTTTAGCACACAAAACGGCGGCACTAGCGTAGATGGATATAGCCCTAGCCCATTTAAGATGAGCAATACTTTAATGGCATCCGTGCGCGGCCTCTTGGCTCCGTATCTTTCTCCTGCAAGTATGGTTGGCTAATGACAGCGGCCATAACTACTTTACGTAGCACGGTAGCTGCAGCCCTGGCTAATGCTGGCGTGTGGAGTACTTTTGCATACCCGCCTAGCACAATCCTAGCTAATAGCGTTGTAGTTGCACCGGCTGACCCATACATAAGCCCTAGCAATAACTCTTATGCCAGCATTTCACCTATGGCCAACCTAAAGGTCATTATGACGGTGCCAATGTTTTCTAATGAAGGCAACTTACAAGGCATAGAGGACACTATTGTAGCTGTGTTTGCTAAACTAGCTGCAAGTGCAATCGTATTTAATGTTACTAGCGTATCTGCACCTAGTGTTTTAAGTGTGGCTAGTGGTGATTTATTAACTGCAGATTTACAAATATCCGTACTAACGAGCTGGAGCTAAAATGGCACTTACAGATGAAGAAAAAGCATTTTTAATCAAAATTGGCCAAGACCTGCCAAAAGAGATTAAAGAAACCCAACCAAAAGAAACAACAACACAGAAAGTAGAGGAATAGCCCTAATGGCAATTTTCTTATCAAACGGCGTAGTGGCTACTCTCAACTCAGTAGTCCTATCAGACCACGTAACAAGCGCAAGCATCTCTAGAACCTTTGACGAGCTAGAAGTTACAGCTATGGGCGATACTGCACACAAGTTTGTTAAGGGCCTAGAAGCAAGCACAATCACTTTAGATTTTTTAAACGATGATGCAGCTTCCGGGTCTGGTTCAGTACGTGCAACTTTGCAAGCTGCCTGGGGTACAACTGTGCCACTAACGCTAAAGCAAACTAGCGCCGTAGTATCAACCACCAACCCTTTATACAGCACTACAGTTTTGGTAAATAATACTACCGATATTAACGGCGCTGTCTCTGAGGAAAGTGTGCAGAGCCTGACCTTTACCTGTAACTCACCAATCGTAATTACAACCACACCATAAGAATAAAGAAAAGGGGCTAACACAATGGCAAAACTCAAAATAACAAGGGCAGACGGTACGTTATCCGAACATCAGATAACGCCTAAAATCGAGTGGGCCTTTGAGTTGTACGCAAAAAAAGGCTTTCATAAAGCTTTTAGAGATGATGAAAAACAGAGTGACGTGTACTGGCTAGCTTGGGAGTGCCTCAGGTCAGACGGTGTTGAAGTACCTGTTTTTGGAGCGTTATTTTTAGACACCTTAGCTAAGGTCGAGGTGTTGGACGATGACCCTTCGCAATAGTGGGGCGCGGTAGTTTTGGTTACCTGGTTGCACAGCTAGCCGTAGAGACGGGCATCGCGCCCCAGTATTTACTAGACCTGGATACGTATATGTTTAAGAATATGTTAAAGGTCATAAACGATAGAGCTAAGGAGCAACAAAATGCCAGTAGAGCTAGAAGGGGCCGTACAGCTCCGCGTAGCCCTTAAGCGTTTTGCTCCTGACTTATCTAAAGAAACTCAGTCACAAATGGCGGCAGCTCTAAAAACTGTTACTACAGTAGCTAGAGGTTACGTTCCTAATGACGGGCAAGTCTTATCCGGCTGGTCTAAAAACCTAGCCGGTGCAGAAAACCTGGCTTATCGTCCATTTCCTAAGTTTAACTCTATGCAAGCTAAGGCTGGCATTACTTATTCAACCTCACCATCTAAGCCTAATAAAAACGGTTTTGTAGCTTTAGCTCGCATTATTAACAAGTCTGCAGGCGGTGCAATCTATGAGACAGCAGGCCGTAAAAATGCACAGGGTCAACCAAACTATAAACCTGCAAGTGTTGTTTATCGCACAGGAGACGGCCCAGGAGATTTTACTATCAGGTATTATCAAGAAAAGGATAACTCTCAGCGTAAAGGTTACAACAATTCACTTAACCCTAACGCTGGCAAACAGTTTATAGATAACCTAAACAGTACTGGCCAGCTAGTAAACGCCCGCCCTAAGGGTTTAGTGGGTAGCCCAGGGCGCAAACAAACTGGCCGCTTAATCTTTAGAGCCTGGGCTGAGGATAACGGGCGAGCTAATGCAGCCGTTATTAAGGCGTTAGAAAATGCCTCAAAAATGTTTTATGAGCATACAAGGAGAGCTGCCTAATGGCTACCGATTTAGTAGTAAATATAGCCAGTCAATTCTTAGGTAAAAAGGCTTTTCTAGATGCTGACAAAGCTACCAAAAAACTTACGGGTAGCGTAAAGAGTCTAGGCCGCGTATTGGGTGTAAGCCTTAGCGCTGCAGCTTTTGTAGCTTTTGGTAAGTCAGCTGTTAACTCCTTTACCGGTGCCCAAAAAGAGGCAGCAACACTTGCTAATACTGTAAAAAATCTAGGGCTGGCTTTTGACCAACAAAATATAGACCAATACATAAACAAAATAGGCAAATTGTATGGAGTAACTGGGGGCCAAGCTACGCCGGCTTTCCAAGCTTTGTTAACAGTAACAGGGTCAACTGCAAAATCTATAGAGATTTTTAATACAGCTTTAGATGTGGCAGCTGCTAATTCAGTTGATGTCACAGAAGCCGCGCAAGATTTATCTCAAGCATATATAGGTAATACTAAAGCTCTTAAAAAATATGATATTGGGCTGACCACAGCTGAGTTAGCTGCTATGAGTTTTAATGAGTTGCAGACTAAGTTAAATAATAATTTTGCAGGTGCAGCAACGGCAGCGGCTGCTACATATACTGGCCAATTAGCAATACTAAGTGAGACGGCTAATAAAGCTAAAGAAATTATTGGAGAAAGTTTAGTTAATGCAATTACCTCTGTGGGTGGTAATGACGGTATAGCAAACTTAGGCACAGATATAGAAAATGCGGCTAAATCTTTAGCTAACTTTATAGATAGCGTTGTTTATCTCAAAGAGCAGATAGCAACTATCCCAGGGGCAGGCATAGTTAAAGGCGCTTTTGGTTTAGTTGGCAACGTATTAGGCAGATTTAGCCCACAACGAGCAGCTGAATTACTAAAAGAAATTAAGGGGCCACAACCTTTTAGCCAGCCTATGACTTTAGCTAATCAAGCTACCGGCGTATCAGATGCGGCAGCTAGAAAGAAAGCAGAGCTTGAGGCAATCAAGCGTAATAAAGAGCTAGCCAAGCTAGCTAAAACTCAAGCTGCGGCGGCCTTAGCAACTACAAAAGCCAAGAAAGAGCAGGCTAAATTAGACAAGGCAATAGCTGCAGGCCAGTTAGCTTTAGGTAAGGGTGCAGACGTTTTTGATATGGATAAAATCCAAATTAACGCAGCTCTAATTGGCCAGGCTGAGGCTTTAGGCAAAGCTGAGAGCGCTGCTCAAGTACTATCTATTGCCAACGATATACAGCGCTTAAAGGTTAAGCAATCTATAAATGAGCTTGAAGATGCGATAGCCTCTAAAGATGTAGCTCGTATTGAACGCGCTACCAAACAACTTAATGAAGACTTAAAAATCTTAGGTACCTTGCAAAGCCAAAACTTTACCTTGTTAGGTATTAAGACAGTTTTGGATAGTCTCAAACCTAAAGAGCTTATAGACCAAGAAAACCTTAATATGGCTTTAGACAAGATACGCGAAATGCTGAGGCTTTTGGCACAGGCTGGCGCAACTCCTAGCACTAGAGCAAAATCAGGCATCCCTGAAGGCGATTATGTAGCACCTGTAGTTTTTGACCCTAATACCTCTATAGATGCAGTTATAGAGTATGCCGATGCTGCAACCGAGCGTGCTACAGCTTTTGCTATATTACAAGAGCAAGAAAACTACGCGGCTTATTTATCACTTATTGAGTTTCAGAGAAAATTAGGAGATTTTGGCGGTTATAGCGCCGATATGAACAGAGGCGCGGGCTATGGCTCAGGCTCAACTGTGACCGTAGAGATTATAGATAAGACAAGCGGACTTATTGAGGTGGTACAAACAGCCGTACAAGAAAACAATAGGTTTGGCAATAACCTTAACTTTGCTGGCGCAATATGACCGTACCCGTAATTCACGCTGTTATTAACTTTAGTACTGGGCCTAGCTTTGCTCAGGCTATGATTTTAGATAGTGGCATATTAGGCACAAATATTTTGGCAGATGCAGCTAGCGTTATTGTGGACGTGTCTGACGTAGTAGATAGTATTGAGACAAAGCGCGGGCGTAATCCTCAGGCTGACCAATTCCAAACAGGTACGCTAACTATGCGTATTGTTGACCAGGTGGGCGCGTTCAACCCCCAAAACCCAGCAAGCCCCTACTTTCAGCTTTTGACCCCTATGCGCAAAGTACAAATTACAGCTACATACGGGGCAACTACTTACCCTATCTTTGCTGGCTTTATTACTAGCTATACAACTACTACGCCTAAAAATGCTAATGATGTGGTTTATACCACTATTACAGCTGTAGATGCTTTTAGGCTCGCCCAAAATGCACAAGTAAGTACTGTGGCAGGTACCTCAGCGGGTCAGCTCAGCGGTGCAAGAATTAACGCCTTGTTAGATGCTATTGACTGGCCTGCCTCTATGCGTGACGTAGATGCAGGGCTAACCACAATGCAGGCAGACCCAGGCACAGCCCGCACAAGCCTTGCAGCTATGCAAACTGTAGAGATTAGCGAGTACGGCGCCTTGTATGTAGATGCCGCTGGCTCGTTTGTCTTTCAAGATAGAGACGTTACAGCTGGCAGTACTGGCCTTGCGCCTGTGGTGTTTAACGATAACGGCTCAGATATTAGTTACTTTAATGCGGTGTGGCGCCTTGACGATACCCTAGTTTACAACTCAGCCAGCATTACCCGTACAGGTGGCACGGCCCAGGTAGCTACAAACCCAGCGAGCATAGATAAGTACTTTGTGCATAGTTACAACCAGCAAAACCTGCTAATGGAGACAGATGCCGTGGCCCTTGATTATGCTCAAGCTTATGTAGCATCTAGAGCTGAGACTAGTATCCGATGCGATGCGATTCAGTTAGACCTCTATACCGATAATTACAATACGGGCATTATCGCAGCGCTAGACCTGGATTACTTTGACCCGGTAACTATTACAACTAACCAACCTGGGGGCTCAACCCTTACTAAGACTTTGCAGGTGTTTGGCGTGGCTCAAAGCATTACGCCTAACAGCTGGAAAACAACACTAACCACTTTAGAGCCAATTATAGACGGCTTTATATTAGACTCATCCATATACGGTTTGCTTGACAGCGGCGTATTAAGTTATTAAGGAGATAGGACTATGGCAGCTGGATTAGGTTTTAAGACCTTTACTACTGGCGAGGTACTTACGGCAGCTGACACTAACGGCTACCTAATGCAAGGCGTACTAGTGTTTGCCTCAGCGGCAGCGCGAGATGCA